ATATGCCCCTTGTTCCTCTAAAGATAACTTCATCCTATTTGGATCGCTGATCCAATCATTAGCATAAAATTGAAATGCTGGGCTTTGTTCGTCTTTAGTAGATTTTCTCATATTAAGTTAGGTTAAGTTATACCAAATCACTATCACTTGTCAAACACTATCTTGGGTGTAGGTGTAGTTGTAGTAGCAGTTGAAGGTGCAGTTGAAGGGGATGGTTTTGCCATTAGCAAAATGATGGCAAATTTTAGTAATGCTATGGCAATGCTATAATGGGGCGACAAGGGAGGGTGCTAAAATGATTCGTATTACCACTAAAAAAGTCGCCCCACTATTGACCTACCTTGTAGGATCAATTTGTAAGTCTGGTCTTATGTATTCTATATCAAAATCTCCAAGTTTTGCAATCTGATATGCTCTAAAGGGTGGTATTACTTTCCATTTAGATACGGCAGGATGTGATATATGCAACATTTTTGAGAGTTTCTTACCCCCATATGTATTTACTACCTCCTTTTTTCGTTGTTTAGCGATTTCAAAATTAGATTTTTTCATATAATATTATCTGCGTCATTTACTTGTTTAAGTCCTATTAAATATTTTGCTCTTTCATTGGTTTGAATTCCTTTATCAGTCATTTTTAATATAGCTTCAGCTTTATCGCAATGATCGGGTATAACTGAAGACCTATCAATATTCAATATTTCCTTGTCTATTCGCTTACCTTTAGCATTTAGTTCATCAATTATTTCTGTTAATATACTAGCCATTTTTATTTAGGGGATATATGCGTTCTGCCACCAAGTAGCCCACCTCGTATCTTCTCGCCAATTGATAATACCGCCAATGGTACGAGCAACTCTCGGCTTGGGTATCTGCATATACCCCCTATAACCCATTTCTACTAAAATAATTAACATTAGTCAATAAAAAAGATTGACATAAGTAAATAGGATGTTAAATTAGGTTAATTAATAATAAATAAGAAAAAAGGACATATGACAACAATAATAGCAAAAACAAGCGAACAAACTTACCCTAAAGTTCCTATTGGAGTACATAAAGCAAGATGTATTAAAGTAATTGATCTAGGTACTCAAAAGCAAGACTTTAAAGGTGATGTGTCTTGGAAAAGACAAGCATTGGTTATTTGGGAATTGCCCGAACAACTATCTAACGATCTTCCTATGACTATAAGTAAATTTTATAGTTTAACTCTACATGAGAAATCAAATTTAGGACAAGATTTGGTATCTTGGCGAGGAAGACCTTTTACTGAAACTGAAAAAGCTGGATTTAATATTACCAAATTAATTGGGCAAACTTGTCAAGTTCAAGTTATGCACAAAGATAATGGTAAAGAAAAAATATCAAATATTATTCCATTACCTAAAGACATGAAGATTAACGAACAATATTATCCTAGTGTATCTTTTAGTATTGATGACTTTCAAAAGGGGCAAAAAGAAAGTTTTAATCAGTTATCTGAAGGGATTAGAAATATGATACTTCGTTCCAAAGAGTTAGATGGATTAGATCAAAGCGATAATGGGGATGAAGGAAATGGAAATAATATTGGGGAAGTACCATTTTAATGAAATTTACTAACGCAAGTAATCTCCCTAAATCAATTGAACGAGCAGTAATCAACGATCCTTATGAAAGTAATTCGGATATATCTACTACTCGTTTAATTGCTCCCCCTAGAATAAGAGTATTACAAAAAAGAAATTGGGATTTATTACAAGAAGATGTAAGCGATAGGATATTTTCTTTATTAGGTCAATCTATTCACCATGTTATTGAAAGAGGAAAAACTAGAAAAGAATTAGCTGAAAAAAGATTATATTTTAAAGATACTAAAATTACTAATGGGTGGAAATTAAGTGGTGCTTTTGATTTATTAAATAGGGATGGTCATTTAATTGATTTTAAAACTACATCTTCATGGGCAGTTGTTAATGCTTTAAAAGAACCAAAAGTAGATTGGGAAAATCAACTTAATGTATTAGACTTTCTTTGTAGAAAAAATCCTAAAGAATTAATCAATTACACAACTCAAATAAAAGTAAAAAGATTATCTGTAATGGCTATCTTGCGAGATTGGTCTAAAATGCAAGTAATGAGATCGGACAACTATCCTAAAAAACAAGTAGTGATGATCCCTATTCGCAGATGGACAGAAGAAGAACAAGACAATTATGTTAAAGAGAGAATTAAGATACATCAAAATGCAGAAAAGGTTTCTAAACTTCCTCTATGTACTGCAACTGAAAGATGGAGAAGGGAAGATAAATACGCAGTAATGAAATCTGGAAGAAAATCTGCCGTAAGGTTGCTTGATACTGAAGCTGAAGCAAAACAATTTTTAATTTCACAAAAAATGGTTGATGGAACAGGTTGTAGTATTGTTTTAAGAAAAGGTGAAGATGTAAGGTGTCAACATTATTGTAGTGTTAATCAATTTTGCGATCATTATATGGGAGTGAAGTTTTAGTATGATTGAAAATATTAGAAAAAAACAAGTAAGGGGTGATACTTATATTTTAAATAGAATAATAAATCATTTGAATAACAATATTACTATTCATAGAATAAATGATGACCAAACTTTATATAACATTTGGTGGTTTATTAAACAAAGCCGACAAGCAAAACATAAAGATACTAAAAATAAAAGAATAGGAATTAATAAAGTAAAACTTTAATGCCTAAAACTCCCAAGCACCCAGAAAAAGTAGTTAGACCTTTTGTCTATACAAACGATCCTCTAGTGATGGATTTAATCCAAACTTTTGCCAAGCGATCCGATCAAGGAATAGACAAATATGGCAAGACTATGATTGAAGCTGATAAGCCCATAGAAGATTGGTTAAAAGATGTCCAAGAAGAATTGTGGGATAGTCTTGTTTATATAGAAAAAGTAAAACGAATACTCCGAAACCTCAATATTAAATAGAACAAACCTAGAACATAGTATATAATTCTAAACTATGTTAGAATTCGTATTAGTAATACAAATGTGCTATGCCATGCAAGGTGTATGTAATTTACCTATGCCAAGTGATGTAAAGTATGAAACCCACCAAAAGTGTGCTTTAGAGGGCTATAGGAAGGCAGGAGAGATGATTTCCGAGTTAGATGCTGGTCTAGTCAACAAAAACAGAATACTCTTTAAATTTTGGTGTATAGAGCAAAAGGATGATGAAGAAAAAAAAATTAATACCTAGAACTAATCCAAAAATTTCTTTAGATATTATTTCATATCAAGTCAATGAAATGCACAAAGATGTCTGTAAAAACAGTAGAGATATTGAAGCATTAAAACATCAAGTTAGTATGGGTAAAGGTGGCATAAGAGCAGTTTTTGTGGTAGGTTCTATCATAGCACTTCTACTTGGTGGTATAAAAGTATTTAAAATATGGTAATATTATGATTGGACTTCTAACAAAACTCTTACCTAGTGGTATTAAATTAGGTATGTCTGTCATTAAAAATCGTCAGCAAACTAAACATTTAGAAAGTGTGGCTGAAATGCGACACATGGAAAAAATGGCAAGTGGTGAATTAGAATTTAAAAAAACTATAATTCAAAATAATCAACAAGGCTGGAAAGACGAATTCGTATTGCTTTTAGTTTCTGCTCCCGTGATGATCTTAATTTGGTCAATATTTAGTGATGATCCTGCCATAATGGCAAAGGTAGAGAAATTTTTTGAGTATTTTAACAACATGCCCTTCTGGTATCAAGCATTATTTATTGGTGTAGTTTCAGCAATATATGGTTTAAAAGGTGCTGATATAATGAAAAGACCAAAATAATGTATTCAGAATTAAAAGAACAAATACAAGAGCATGAAGGATTTGTAGAAACAGTTTATAAAGATAGTCTTGGTTTCGCCACAATTGGATTTGGACATTTAGTAAGAGAAGATGATCCTTATAAAGAAGGTGAAACTTATTCTAAAGAACAATTACAAGAACAATTTGATAAAGATTTTGATGAAGCTAAAACTAATGCGTTTAGTCTTATAGGTGATTTGTCATTACATCATCAAGCGAAATGTGTCATAATTGAGATGGTGTTTCAATTAGGTATTGGTGGAGTTTCAAAATTTAAAGCTATGTGGAAAGCATTAGAACAAAATGATTACAACACAGCATCATTAGAAATGTTAGACAGTCGCTGGGCTAAACAAACTTCTAAACGAGCAGAAAAACTTTCAGCGATAATGAATTCTTGCAAAAATTAATTTAACTTGATACAACTCAACTATCAATGGAATGATAGTTTTGAAAGATATAATTATTAATTACGAGAACAAAACAGAAACACCTAAAGTTGTTGATGTAGAAATTTCCAACAATAAATTTAAGATTGTAAATCCTGTAGAACAAATCAAGAACCTAACAGAAACATTTGAAGGTAATTAAATG